ACTATCAGCAGCAGCAGCACTATCAGCTGCTGTTCCAGTATCACTTGATGCTGTATCAGAAGGACCAGGACTGTCAGCTGCTGTTCCAGTATCACTGGTTGTATCAGATGTAGCACTGGTTGTATCAGATGTAGCACTGGTTGTATCAGATGTAGCACTGGTTGTATCGGATGTATCACTGGTTGTATCGGATGGTCCTGTAGCTTCGGAAGAAGCTGTAGTGCCTTCTGCTGTTCCTGAACTACCACCAGGACCAGAACTTGGACCATCACTTCCAGGTCCAGGACTATCTGCTGCACCACCACCATCGCCACCACCTGCACCTGCTTGATAAGCAATAGCTGCTTGATGAGCAGCAGCGGCAGCAGCGGCAGCTTGTTGTGCAGGGCTTTTACCTGCAGCGGCAGCAGCGGCTGCAGCAGCAGCAGCGGCAGATGTATAGGTAGTATATCCAGGGACTGATAATGCCGCTCCCGGAGTTACAACAGGTGGTTTTGCAACTTCATTTAATGTTGCACCAAATTGTTGGGCTGCACCACCAGGGGCAAATACACCAGGATTTCCAGGAATGGCTGGTGCTGCCGGTAGTAATGGCACATTATTAGTATAAACATCATATCCTGGAACCGGAACAACGGGACCGGTAGTAATAGGAATGTGTCCTTGAGCATATTGTTCAAATTGATAAGGGGTATTTAATTGTGATGGAGTTATTAAACCAGTTCCGTTTACTGTGCCTACTGGATTTGTAGGACCATATTGTTGGCCGGATCCCTGCATACCCCAGGCATAATAATTTTGACCTGGACCTGTTGTGGCAAATGCTGCACCTGGTGCAATAAAACCGGGATTGATACCAGGAATATAAACAGCAGGCACAGGTGCAAATAAAGGACCAGATGGAGCTACAGGACCAGGTGCAGCGGTATCTGTAGCTGCTATAGGAGTGGTAACTCCACCACCACCACCATCACCATCACCACCATCACCATCACCGCCATCACCACCATCTCCCCAAACTTTAAGAGGAAGACCTGGACGACCTATAAAGGCCTTTAAGGGTAGCATAGATTCAATATGTTTATATCGCATTTCTTTCTTCTTTAATGTTTTACTTATCGTCTATAGCCAATTGGGACAATTTGGCCATTGAATTTCAGAAGGAAATCCATTCTGTTGTGGCACATCTAAAAGAGCTTGTCTATATGCGGCCAATTCCGTTTGTTGTTGTTGATTTAAACTGGCATACCATACAGGATTAACACGATCTATAGTCTGTTGCAACAATTGATTTCTTGTATTTCTCGCTGTGGATTCTGTAAAATCTGCTACCAATAACCAGGTCTTAGTAGAATAATCAAAATTATAAAGTTTGTTTTCGTTGCTGGGATTATCTTCTTTGGCTATTGCTTGACCAGCTTCTATGTAATATCGATCTGATAGATATTCGCCTTCGATATATGATTTATTTCGTAGGTTTAGTTCAGCGATATAATCATCACTGAAGTTTAATATAGATTCAATCTGGCCAGTAGAAGGATTATATACAGTATATTTCATCGTTTAAGTGTTTGAAAAACAAAATAATAATTACAAGTCAAAGAATTAAACAAACTGGTTGGTGGATTAGTTGTTGGAAATACTCCAATTTCCACATACCACTGATAGATATGTCCAGTAGTTAAAACAGGAGATCCATAATTTAATCCTGCTATGGTCAAGTTAAACTGTCCAGGATTCCAACTGGTAGTATAAGGATTGACCGATGTAGTTTGTGTTTGAATAATAGTATTTCCACCTGTAGTTTGATCCACTGCTCTGACACGAACTGTAATCGAAGTAGGAGGACTATATCCACTACCTGCTTGCACAGGCACAAGACTTCCACTATAGATAGTTCCATTCAAATAGACAATTTCGTTAGGATCACTAAAAGGAATAACAACACCATTTACCAATGTATAATAAAAATAAGGATTCACATTGGTAAATGTTGCACCAGTGTTAGTAGCACCTTGTGCTTGACTAACACTATTATAGGCCATAGTAGAAGTAAAAACTGTGTTGGCTAATAAATTACCTGCTGTGACTAATCCTGATACTGTAAGATTACCGCCAATGGTGGCATTATTGCCTACTGCAAGATTGCTACCGATATTGGCATAGCTACCTACTGTAAGATTACCGCCAATGGTGGCAAAACTTCCTATGTTAAGTGAATTGGCTATTGAAGCATTATTACCTATGGTAAGACTATTACCGATATGTGTATTATTACCTATAGTAACAGTGTCTCCAACTGTAACTGTATTGCCTATTTTAACATTATTGCCTATAGTGACATTATTACCTACAGATAAATTGTTGCCAATGCTGACAATATTACCAAATCTGGCAACACCGGATGTTCCATCTAACCAAAAACCTGGACTTGATAAATTGCCTAATACAGCACCTGTAGATACTACTGTGTTGGCCACAATACCATTGGCCACTAACTTGTCTGCAGTGATACTATTACCTAAAATAATATTACCATTAATAGTGTTAGCCACAAACTTATCTGTTGTTATAGATCCGGGAACAATTTGTGTTGTATTAACTGTGTTAGAATTTAATGTTCCTAAGGTTATTAAATTACCTACTGTAAGATTAGTTCCTATGGTGGCATTGGCACCTATTGTGGCATTGTTGCCAACCACAAGATTACCACCTATTGTGGCATTACTGCCTACTGTTAAGTTTGTTCCAATTGCAGCACTGCTGCCTATGTTGGATCCCGAACCAATGGTTAAACTATTACCAATTGATACTGCATTACCAAAACGAGCATTGCCTGTTGTGCCATCTAACCAAAAACCTGCACTGTTAAAATCATCTAACACAGCACCTGTAGATACCACTGTATTGGCCACAATGCCATTGGCTACCAGTTTATCAGCAGTGATACTGTTGCTGCTGATAATATTCCCACTGATGGTATTGGCAGTGAAAAGATTGGTAGTCAATGTGCCGGACAAGATGTTATAAGCTGCAATAGTATTGGCAGCTATGGCATTACCTGATATTGTGCCATTGACTAAAAGATTACCAGCAATGACCTGTCCAATAACAGCTACCCAAGTAGATCCATTATAGGTATAAGTAGCCGAAGGTTGCGTAGCACCTGCTGCATAGATAAAGTTGGCAGTGTCGCCTGTAACAGGATATAGTCCTGTTCCTATAGGTGCAGTAGGACTATTTCTTGGACTTTGGAACCATAGTGTTAAAGTAGCACTGGTAGCTAAATTAGGATCACTGGGTGTGACAATATAGGCCATAGCCAAAGGACCACGCGGACCTGGAGCACCATTGGCACTGCTGACTATGTTTAAATCAATGGCCACATTGGCAGTAGATTCTGCATACAATGGACTGGGACTTGAATTGGCCACTTGAAATGTGATCTGTCGTCCGCCATTGGTTTGATAATACAAATGATTGGCAGTGCCAAATCCACCAGATACACCAAACCATTGATAATCGCTGGGATTACTGCTGGGAGTTGAACTGGTGCTGTTATACACACCAAAGTAATTGGCATTACCTGGATTTACACTAAAACCACTGGATCCATCTGCTGCATTAGCATAACGAATGTTGACAAATTCATAAAGATAACTATAGGGATTACTGGAGTTGCCTGCTTGAGTGACCACACCTGTAGAAGTATTGGCCACTAACACGTTGCCAGGAATAGTGATATTACCAGATACATTGCCCTGTCCTAAATTGCTTAAGGCATAGTTCAATGCACCGATTATATCATTACTGTTAGTTACTGCAAATGTTGCCATATTATCTGCTGTCCTGCGTAGCTGTGTATTGCCAACTAATACTATTGACCATCCAAGTGTCGGTCGAACTGGTATTAGATATCTCAATACTATTTACTCGATAGACGTTTTGATTGATCTGAGTCCAGGGATTCACAGTATTGATTGGTATGGTCACAGCAGGCAAGAATGTGGCAGCAGCACCAACACTATCCGCACCACCTATGGTTATGGTTATATTACCAACTGATGTAGTGGGAACACCAGCTGAATCCAAATTATTGACTTCAGGTAAGATACGATGAACCAATAGCTGTTGGCTATAGTTAGGCAATAGATGTAGATTATCTCTGCGGAACTGTGTTGATATAGGTTGATTACCTATAAAGGTTGTGCCTTTATCTTTTTGCACCAAAGGCACTGTCCCAGTTGCACTGCTATAGACCACAGTTCTTGAAGCGTCATTGTGTGTCCAAGTATTACCTACAAAGCTAAAGATAGGACTTTCTACTGCCATTGATGCAGTAGTGACCTGTCGAGGAGGATTAAATGCATCCAAATCATAACGATAGGCCAACATCTGATTACAATATCCTGTGGAATTTAAATCAGGATAATAGATTTCAAATTGATTTTTACTGGTATTGTTAATTACAAATACACGATTGGTATAAGCAGGATTTAAGTTTTCATAAAAGTAATTCTTTACACGTTGATTGCCTAAACTTTTAAAATTACTACCATCAAATGACCAGATATCTCTGGCATCTAAACCATATACTGTATTGTCTGCATTGGCCCAGCAGTTGTTGTTTAATAGTCCACGTCCTACGTTGAATAGGCTAACACCAATAACCGGAGCAGATGTAGATTGATAATTGATAGGACTAAAAATTACTGTGTCCCAATAGCTGCAAAGGAAAAAGTTATTGCCGCAGGGAAATCCATCTACTACAGGACCACGAACAGGAATTTCTAATTGGTTAGCAATGTTAGTAATAGTAGGTGCCCAGGTGGTAGGTCCAGAATTAAGACCAAAGGCCTGACTCCATTGCACAGTGGTAGGATGTGTTTCAATGATACCAGACGCAGCTTGAACTGCTGTTAAATTACCGGCTATTAAAATTGATCCCACATTGGGTGTTGCCCATAATCTTACAAAACCTGCTGTTAAACTGGACCAAGCAGGATTATAATTCCAAACATAAGTGTTGGGATCAGGAGGAGTTGGATTATTACTATATTGAATAAACTGTGTTCCAGTGGCTGTAAGATACATAGGAGGATTTAAGCTGTCGTTTATAAACAACACAGTTCCATTCCAAGAATCTGTAATTTTAGTTCCAGCCACATATGATCCTAAACTTGCATTGGGATTAGATACAGGATCATAACCCGGAGTAAGATTAGTAGCAACACCTACTGCATCAATTCCAAACCATTGTCCTTGACTGTTAGCAGCTATAAACCAATATACACCATTGTCGCGATATCCTGCTGTGAGATAGACCACTGTGCCAGGTATGTTGCCCAAGATGTATTGGTCACCTAATACCGATCTGATACCGCGAATATCTGTTTCTACATTATATCCAGCATTGTATTCATTGGGTCCTAATGCACTACTGGGCACATCAGGAGTAAATGACATTTTGGTAAAAGGTGTTTTTACTTCTGTAAATGTTGCCACGTTATTATCCTCGAATTCCTATTACCCAATTGTTTTCTGTATCGCTCCAGACATAGATCTGTCCATCTGTTGGATATGGAACTGGAGCTTCCCATAGCCCTGTGTCTGTGTTTAATTGCCAACTGCTGTGCTGACGTGGTGGAATAAAAGCGTCTAAATCTGGATCATAACTAAAACCTATGCCAGCAAAGTTTTTACGCAAGGGAGTTCCTCCCAATAGATGAACACCACCACGAGTGTTATAACTGGTCTGAATCCAACGACCAGGACCAGGTGGCAGACTATCAATATGTTCTTGTTCTGCTGGTATAACTTTTTCTACTCGATTATCTTTTACATATGCAAAATGTGTCATTGTCTATTCCTATGTTGGGTAGCTGATAATAACAATACCGGATCCGCCATTACCACCAGCTGCATTTTGATCATTATAAAATCCGCCACCACCACCGCCACCGCCAGTATTGATTCCGCCATTATCTCCTGGTGTATTAATGGTATAAGCATTACCACCACCACCTGATCCGCCTGTGGCTGCTGTTTGACTGGCACCTGCTGCACCTGCTCCACCGCCTGCATAGTAGTTAGCAGTTCCATTGATAGATAATTGAAGTCCTATGCCGCCATTACCTGGGTTTGCTGTTCCACCTGATATAGAGACAGGAGAACCTGCTGCACCTGCACCACCACCACCTGCACCAGCATAACCAAATCCCTCTCCTGAATTACCGGTTGGACCTGCACCGCCTGCATTACCTTGTCCTGATGTAGCAGTTCCTCCGGGTTCTGCGGTGCCAGTGCCATTACTTTGACCGCCGCCACCGGATCCACCTGATGTAGGTGCAGTGACACCATTTGAACCGGTAGCACCACCACCGCCGCCACCGCTGGCAGTTATACTAACGCCACCACCTATAAAACTACTGTCATTGCCTGCTGTTCCGCCATATGCAGAATATCCGCCCAAGACTGCTGCACCACCTGCACCACCTGCACCAATAGTCACTGTATATGAATTAGGACTAACAGCCACGTTGGCATTATAATAAAGCAGTCCACCTGCACCGCCGCCACCACCGCCGCGTGTTCCTCCACCGCCGCCAGCGGCAACAACTAATATACTGATATTTCCGGAACCTGCTGTAACAGTAAAAGTGCCTGCTGTGGTAAAGGTATGAACAGTATTGCTACCAGAATAGGTTATAGTTCCACCTGTGGCAGTTAAACCAGTATGTGGCAGAGGATTATATGATTGCAGTTGGCTTAAGCGTTTGAATCCATTGGTCAAATCACTGGCACTGGCATAATCTATGGTCATACTATTTGACTTCCAAATAAACTAAAACTTACGTTGCCTGTGTTAGCAGTAACAGAAACTATATCAGTTGTAGCCAAGGCAAAACCTACTGTTAGGAATATTGTATCGTTGCCTACCAAATTGGTTCCATTTACTACATAATTTTGTGTAGTCACTGATCCACCTCCGGGCACTACTGCTACGCTAACAGTGGCATTGGCTGCTCCTGTATTGCAGATAGACAATGTGCTGGCCACTGCTGATGTAGCACTGGGCACAGTATATAAAGTTGTTGCAGTATTGGCTGTGGGATTACTTTGACCTAATACTTTGTATGTTGTTGTTGTCATAATTTACATTCCTGCTAATAAGAAAGGATTAAATGTTGCATCTGCCGAAGCAGTTGAGGTAATTGTCACTCGGTTGTTTGGTGCGTCTGTGGTAATAGTTATGTTAGTTCCTGCTACCAAGGTTAAAGTTCCGGAAGTATTTCCAGAGGCCACTGTGGTCTGTCCAGATACTGCTACATTACCAAATGCATTAATACCTGTTAAATTGCTACCAATACCTAATATGTTGCCACCTGAGATATTGCCTGCACTGGTGATATTACCTGTGGCACTGACTGTTCCACCAGTGGCAATATTACCACCTGTGATATTACCACCTGCACTAACAATAGTTCCGGCTTTGATACCTGCACCTGCTAAAACTGCTACTGTTGTGATTAAATTACCACCAGAGATATTGCCTGCACTGGTGATATTACCTGTGGCCGAAATTAATCCACCAGTTAATAGGTTAGCACCTGTGATATTACCGCCTGCACTGACAGTTCCGCCTGTGGCCAAGTTGCCACCTGTGATAGTTCCTGTGCCGCTTACTGTGCCGCCTGTGGCCAAGTTGCCACCTGTCACTGTGCCAGTAGCACTAATAGAAGAAGCAGTTAAGGCACCTGCATAAGTTGGCAAATACGCAGCTACGTTGCTGTTGCCATAACTTGATACAATGCCAGTTAGCAATGATCCATTACCAATATAATAATTGCCAGAGATGTTGCCTGCTGCTGTTATATTGCCAGTTGAACTTAACAATAGACCCTGCACAGTGCCAGGAGTAGTTATGCTATTACTTGCATAAACTTGATAAGTGGCAGATACATTACTACCGTTGATATTATTGGCACCGCTGATATTACCGTTGTTATTAAGGTTTATATTACCATTGGTAGAGATATTGCCAATAGCAGAGATAGTTCCGCCACTGGCTAAATTACCACCTGTTATGGTGCCAGTCCCACTGATTGTTCCTGAGGCAGCGACATTACCTGTTGTAACAGTCCCAGTGACACTGGCGTTGGTTGCATAAGCAGTAGCCCAATAATTGGTTGCACCACCTAAATTATATACAGCATTGGCAGAGGGTGTAACAGCAATATTGCTCTGCCAAGAAACTGTTTGATTATCATAATACCAAGTGGCAATCGGCACACCTGATACATTACCTGCTGCAATACCAGCATTTTGTAATGCTGTTCCAGTTGATACGTTGTTAGCAACTAAGATAGTTTTATCATTGGTCACTATTACGTTAGAGTTAATTGTAGTTGTTGTGCCATTGACAGTAAGGTTGCCTGTGATGACCTGATCACCATAGACAGTCACAGTTGAACTGACAATTTCTGGTGCATATACGTTGCCAGAAACAGTTAAATTGCCACCTGTGATATTGCCAGCAGCAGCAATGTTGCCTGCGGCACTGATATTTTTGCTGCTGTTAATATTACCTACAGCAGTGACATAACCACCTGTTAGGACATTACCGCCTGTGACATTACCCGTGGCACTGATATTACCACCTGACACAGTGCCGGTAGTAGATATAGGATTACCATCAAAGCTGGCCAATAGTGTAACCACGTTGGCATTGCCATACATTCCAGTTAGTTGGCTACCATTACCGGAAATATATGCACCTGTTATGTTACCACCAGCAGAGATATTACCTATTGCATTGACATAACCCGACGATTGAACATTACCTGCAATAACATTACCTGTTACACTGATATAACCGGATCCGGCATTACCTGCTGTAACTGTTAAAATGTTAGAATTGATATAGTTTAATGTAGCAGAATTACCTGTGAGATTAGCACCTGTGATATTACCTGTTGCACTAATATATCCAGAATTGACATTGTTGATACTGTAAACAGTGATACCGGCTGCATTAACAGTGACCTGTTCGTTTAATGCAGTATTGTTGGCAATAAGGTTTTGTGTGGTGATGATATTACCATTGCCGTTTATATTGCTATTGGTATTTAAATTACCTGTAATCGATTCAAATCCATTGACAGTTAAATTATTTCCTGTCAGATTGCCACCTGCATAGATATCACGTTCTGCACGTATGTTAGATGTAATTTCTAAATTACCACCTGTGATATTACCAGCAAGACTGATATATCCGCCCAATGATACAGTAAATGCATAACCTACATTAAGGTTGGATAAAGTATTGATATTACCTGCTTGAATATTACCTGTATAAGTTGGCAAGTAAGCAGCTACGTTGGCATTGCCATAACTTGAGGCAACACCTGTTAAGAAAGCACCATTACCTAAAATATAAGCACCAGTAATGTTTCCGCTGGCACTAATGGTATTGGGATTTAAATTACCTGTATAAGTTGGCAAGTAAGCAGCTACGTTGGCATTGCCATAACTTGTTGTAATGCCAGTCAATTGGCTACCATTACCTAAAATATAAGCACCAGTAATGTTGCCTGCTGCACTGATAGATCCTGTATCAACTAAATTACCACCACGTATATTGCCAGTGACAGATAAATTACCACCCGATAAATTACCTGTATATGTAGGCAAATAAGCAGCTACGTTGGCATTGCCATAGCTTGAGGCAACACCTGTTAAGAAAACACCATTACCTAAGATATAAGCACCAGTGACATTACCTGTGGCACTGACAGCATCAGAACTGTATACTTCTGAGACCTGGACCCTATAGGCACTGACAGTGGATGCGGAAACTAAGCCGCCTGGTGCAAATAAATTCTGTGCAGTGACATTACCTGTTGCACTGACTATATTGGGATTTAAATTACCTGTATATGTAGGCAAATAAGCGGCTACGTTGGCATTGCCATAGGTAGAACTGGAACCTCCAATAAAAGGAGCACCGTTGGCGTAAAAGTAATTGTTAGTAAAGATACCACTCAGTCCGTTGCCGACATTACCAATGTTTCCAGTGTAAGTGGGAAGGAATGCCGCTACGTTGGCATTACCATATGGTTGTTGGACTGGTATAATAACATTACCTGAACTTCCGTATAGGCCAATGTTATTGTTTGGTAATATTGAATCGGTCATAAAGTTTTCCTAATTATTTTACAGCATAAGTGCGATCACGACGCGGCTGGAATATGCTGGTTAATCTTGTGCTGCCACCTGACCATTTACCTAAGTTGTTTTGGTTATTGACTGTTCTCCAAGCTTCATCGAATTTGGCTTTATAGATAGCAGCATCATCACTGCTGTGGCGTTTCAAATAGTATTCGTGTAGTGTTCCATAGACATAACCTTCAGGCCAAGTCTGTAAAACTGGATTGGTTTCTACTATGCCAACTTGTGTATTTGTATCATCATAGATTGGAGTGAATAGCAAATTCCAAGCACGATAGTAGTAGAGATTGATCACAGTTCCTTCAGCCACATATGGCAAGAATTGATAGTTGCTACCTACTTCACTGAATTTGCCACGTATAACAGCCGGCACGTTAACAGGACTAAGATATAGTTGTGCTACCAAACCGTCGGCAATGATATCACGATCACCTACACGGTCAAACACAATCCAAGGTCCATATGTGCTTTCTTGACCGGAATTACCACTTGAACCCTGTTGGAAAAACAAGATAGGTTTATTCATATCGGCTGGAATAGGCATCAATTGATTGGCACCTACTACACCAAATGTATTATAAGGATCGGTTCTGTTGGCCGGTAATTCAATATTACGCATAGCCAATTCAGCTTGGAAAATACACTGTTGAATTTCGCTTGTGTTAGTGGATCCTGTCCAATCTAACAAATAACTTACTAATGTATCTGCGTCTGGGATTTGGAATGACATTTAATTAAATTCCTTTAAAGAATCTCTGTTCGCCTACTTTACGTGGATAAGGAACATCGATTGGTATAGGCAACCGTCCGCCTGGGTAACAAACATACTGAGGATACTCTTGTTGCACTACACGATAAAATTGTGCTTTTAATGTGCGATCGTGTTTGATAACCTGCCAAGGCATACCACCAAAATATTGATCACTGATACGAATAGCAACCACATCTGGCAAGTCCATCCATTTGTATCCTAACTTACCATCAGGCATAAGTGGTGCAAGAGGATCAGGAACACCAGCTTCGGCTAATCGGCGATATTCTGCACATTTTTGTGCAATATAATCGGTGTTCATTTGTTCGCGACGAATATAAAACTTACCATCTTCGCGTCCTGTTGTAGTAAGAATGTTTTTATTACCATTCCAACCTGCACGTTGCCAATCGCCTTTCATTTCTTTATATAGACGATCATTTTTTAGTAGTCGATCTGCTACACCATTATGGTTAGTGACCATACCACCTGCATCTTGTCGCAGGAAATTGTAATCTATATTGAGATCACCATCCAGGTGTTCGGGTTTGTTATTATCGCTCATAAGTTTATTTAGCCGGGGCAAGCATTAAAGGGTTTTACAAATAACAAAAGCCCCGACGGGGCTTTTGTATTGAACAACACTAATATTTTTACAATTAGTAGGTATTCGCAGCACGTTGAACAAATGCACTTGGACGTGCAGTTGTAGGTGTGTTGCTGCCGTTGGCCACAGCGATCTGGTTTAGAACACCAACACCAGCTGGGTTACGAACGATCAAGGTTCCTTCCATAATGAACTGATCTAAACTTGCGTCAGCGTTCGAGAACACTTCGTTGTTTGGACCAAGATCACGCAAGGCACCCCATTGTAGCACTTCTTCGTTCAGGAAGTAAATGCTGTTGCTCATACCAGACTGATCCATAATCCACGAATCAAAGATTTCGTATGTATAGTTGAAGTCGCCTTCATAAGTCTGGATTGTATCACCACGTTCAACGTTACGACGGTTGATCGAAGTGTTACTTGTGCCAATCAAATCACTGATGCTGGTGCGTAGTGAAGTTGGAGCAACCATAGTGCGGATTTTAGCGTTATAACGCTGTTCAGCTACAGTCACTAACTGTTTGTAAGTGATTGGGCTGAATGCCTGGTTAGCTGCATCGCTAATTGTATAGAAGTTTGAACCGTTTGCACCGATAACCAAATTACCAACATTGCTTGAAGCACTGTCAGTTGTTTCGTTGTTAGTCCAAGTTGTTACGTTAGAGATATTACCTGATGCACTGTTAAATGATTGTGTGCCGGCAAAAGCTGCTAACGAACCCATACGACGACCAGTTTGTCCTGATGGTAGGCCCGAAGCTGAACCGTTTTGACCACCGTATTTTGTTCCGATTTGATCATTACGAACCAATTGTTGTTCAACGTCGAACATCAATTCGATCAACTGCTTGACTTCTTGGTAAGCCTGTGGATCACCACCCGACTGCATAACTGCACGGGCTGTTCCAGAAGCAGCAACTACTGTGCTGAAAATCTGGGTATAGTTACCCAAGTTGTAACGCTGGTTGTTTTCTGCTTGAGCAGTAGAAACAGTAGCACCTTCAACTTGTGCTTGAACTGCAGGCAAGCGATAGATATCGTCTGTCCACAATGGTAAAGTTGAATTAACTTTACGCTTTTTAGTCATAGCCATATTAAGAACTGGGGTATCGTCTTTAACACGGTTAGATACATCTAAGTCTAAGTCTTTGACAACGATGTCAGCACCGTATGCTGTTGTTCCGTTACCAATCGAACTTGTTGTGATTTCTGCCATTTTATTCTCCTTGAATATTATGTAGGCTGTAGTTTATATTTATAAACTTAACGACCGTTTCGGGCTGCTCTCAAACGAGAAAGCTGTGCCACTAAAAGGTTGTCTGCGGCTTTTTTATCGCCGCCCTTGGCTGCTTCACGAAGCTTAGAAATCTGATCTTCTGGTCCACGAGTGTTAGGAACAGATCCCTGACGACGCCCACTTAATGCAGCAATGCTGGCACCTGCGGACTGTTGTTTAGGACGATCGCGAAACTTTAATCCATCCCGTAATAGACCCAATAGGGTTTCATCACTGGATAATAAATCAATGTTTTTGATCCCTGGCAATATTTCATTTGCACTGCCTGCCCAAGTCTTAGATAATTTGTCACGTAATTCATTATAGATGTATTCGTTTTTCAACTCTTTATCTGTAAAACTTTTACGTTGGCGTTCTAATGTTTCAGTTACTTGTTGTCTACGAATGTCATAAAAAGTATCCAAAGCTGGTTTCAATTGATTGACCAATTGTCCCTGTTGCTGCAAATATCTTTCATTTTGCTGCATATTAGCCTGTATTCTTGCACGGGCTGCAGGATCTTGGGTCTGTGCCAATTGCTGCTGAAAAGCAGTTTGATAACCTTGAACCCGGATAATTTCATCATAGGCTTTTTGTAACTGCGGCTGCACTGTAAATTCCATTGCCAGCGTTAAACCTTCTTGACGTTCCCTTTGTGATTTTTGGAATTCGTCAAACTCGGCCTTTTCGATCTTTAATTGTCTGGCTTCTTCGTGTATTGCTCCACCTTGACCTAATATAGCAGCAGCTTTTTTAGCATCAATAACTACTTCTTTACCATTGCGAACAAACTTAAACTTAGCGTTAGGGTTTGTTTCTGCAAAATCGATAAAGTCGATTAGTTCTTCAGCTTGTGTGTCTGATCCATCATCTTCGCTTACTGGTTCAGTGTTGGCTGCGTCCAGGGCTGGTATTTCTTCAGTGCTGTCTGGTATATCTGTATCGCTGGTTTCAGCAACTTCTGGCTCGGCTGGTATGCCTTCTGGTGCCACAGGGCTGGATACTTCACTTGCCTCAGTATCTGGACCTGTTGCGGCTGGTTCGGTTGCACGTAATTGATTACGCTGCGTGTGTTCACGCATAGCGGTCATTTTCTGTGCAATTGATTCCAAACTGGGAACCGCTGCTTGATCAGTGGCCGCAGCTGGTGTGCTGTTAGGCGTGATTGTTTCTGTCATAAGACTTCCTCTGGGTTAGGTATGGGAGTTGTCTGCAACTTTACCACACGGTTTTTGTAATACACTGCACGTTGCAATGCGGCTACAAACTGGTCAATGCCGGTCAATTGATTGCTTAAGGCAATCCTGCGGCTATTGTCGTCACTTGAGTGTCCCTGAATACCACTCAACTGATCTAATATATCAAACTTAACTGCGTGTATGTAATAGGCCAAATCGCGATTCTTTAACAGTGCTTCAGCTTGGCTACCCTGGGTCTTAACCTGGTCCTGCTGTGCTACAGTTAAATCTTTTATACTGTTAGGATTAAGAGTAATCCTGTTATTAAACGCATCTATGGCTTCACGACTGATCATTACTTGGCTATTCCTGCTGCACTATGTCCGGCAGCTACATTCATATACTCTAACTGACTCTGTGCAGTTTGACCTGTCATTGAGGCAGTGATTTCTTCTGCTCGGGCACTATCCAATCGAGCCTTGGCAATTTGACTTTGCTCTTGTGGAGTAGGCTGTTTATTCTTTGCTGCTGCCTGTCCCTGTTGAATCATTTTTACAACTTCATCATCGGTGGGCAAATAAGTATTGGAATCTTTTACACCTAACACATATAATGTATCTGCATAAGGCTTTTTAATTTTACGATACATTTCTGGAGTTAAAGTTCCTGCTACAACCATAGCTTCTACTGTTTGATAAAGCTGTGTTTGGCATTGTGTAATTATGCGTTGTCTTTGAATACGATTTTCTTCCGACATCATTCCTAAAGCCAAGTCAATGTGCATTAGTTTACGTTCACAGAAATTCATATCATCCCAGGCTTGATAGTCTAAGAACACAGGTTTGCGATCTGGATGGAACATACTGGCCAATTTTTTAACACCATAGTCATCACCGTATTGAATCAAAGTTCTCCAGACTAACCAAATGGCTTCTTTTAATCCATCGGCTGCATTACGAACAGCATTGTCTTGTATGATCTGATTAGGACCTAAAGCCATTGCTAATTTTTCACCGGAATTACCTGCTGCCATAACTTCAGGATTGAATACATCCTGTGGTTGTGTCATACCAATAATGGCCATTGTATCCTGTTGAATACGATTCATAGCCAAGTCCATAAAACCTAAATTACCTGCTGGAGGTGGCACTGGATAAACGTCTGTCTGTGGATCAAACTTTTCATCTAAGATAAAAATAGCAGCTTCGCCATCTTGTAGCATTTCAAAATCTACTTTGTCAGGTTTAACACCTAAACGTGGAGTAGCTGTCAGTAGTCCTAACTGTATTTCTGCACGGTGTCCTGCTGTGGCATATTCCTGCATAGGCACAACAGATTCTGCAATGCTCATACCAAAGAAGTTGCCAGGCAATGGTTTAGGACACATATTGGCCACAGGAATAAATTCTACTTCCTTAGCTGAAATAATGTATTGACCAGAGAAAACAATTTCTACTAATTCTAATTCACCATCGCCGTCTATATCATAACGATCCCATACTGTTAAGATTGTGATCTGACGACTGTCTGGGTCCGCACCAACTCCGGATTCTACTGGTATGCCCATTACTGGCACACTATCACGAGCGTGGATAGCCAAATTGTTTAAGACCGAGCCGGCTTGATACGCACCATTTTGATTATACTCTGCGTGTTCCCGGAATTCCTCCATATGGTCTTGCAATTGTGGATACATTTGCACAGCTTCCTGTATGGACATTGGGTCATAGAAACCACAGAATGCCTGATCCTTCATTTGTTGAACAGTAGGATCACAGATCCAGTAATGTTGTGCAATATTGCGGAACTTGATATTCAAACTGTAGCCAGTTAGTTTATATCGGGCTGTGTAAATGGTATTGCGATTGATAGCATCACGTAGCATATCCTCGCCCGATTCTAATTCAATGTTGGGAGTTTCTGACTGATCTGGATGTTGGCCTGCATCTAATGCATCAATGCGACTTTGTAATTCTGCAGATCTCTGTTGTTCAGGTAGATTCTGCATAAATTGTTGTGTTTCTTTAAGAACCTGTTCCATATCAACTGATTTTTTACGACGATTTTGACGTAGATAAGTTAAACCTGATTCTTCTGCCTGTTGTTCAAATGCACGTAATTGATCTAAGGTGCCTTGTGTTTCTACATAACGCACAATAGTATCACGCTGTGGTAAAACCATTAGCATACCATTCTTGTGCAGCACAGCATCCATAATCCAACGTTGTAATATAAAATGTGGATCATTTTCCTCATTTAAAACACGGCTGACCATATTGGTAGCTTGATGTGCTGCTACAGAATCATCATCAGTGTCGGCTACAAATTCAAAATTGATTTCACCGTCTGGAGCAAGGCCTTTAGCAATAACCGCAGTGACATAATCTACACTGGGTTTAACCACAGGATGAATATAGTCAATGCCATTTACAGGTGCGGTAGAATCTGTTACTGCCAAACATAGATAATGATAATCGCTGGCACGATTTACTGCGTTTTTAGTGCCCAGGTAGCGTAGGTAGCTGGCACACTTAGTATCCAATTGGCCTTTTAGTTTGACGAAACGTGCCAACTGTGGATTGTTGGTATTCAGTTGCATCAAAACGGAGTTTTTAATGTTTAGCATTCGAGGCTTGTCCTTATAGACTTATTTAGTCTTAGGTGCAGGTATAGGTTCAGTTGGCTTTTTAGGTTTGAATATCCTATCCCAAGCTTCATCATATTGTTTAGCGGGTATCTGTTGTGGTCTTCTTGTGCTGCCTTTGCTCATTGTTTTATCCTGGATTAAATGTTTTCTTCCACTCGGAATGTGGTTGACGAGGTGCTACATAACGATCACGCTGTGCCAACATACGCTGTCTGCGTGTGCGGTTGTCCCAAGGTTCTGCTATGCCCTGTAAACAGGCCAATAGGGCATAACGTGCAGAATCTATACAGTCATCAGGATCACTAAAACGACCCTGTTCATCTACATAATAGTTCTGTGCTTCACGTAGAAAATCCACACAGTTTTCATTGACCATTAAAGTAGAAAATTCCAACATCTGACGCATTTGGTTTATGCCATAACTTTTATGATTGGTCACACGACCTTGACTGTCGGGAGGATTCATTATGGCCTTTTCATATACATTAAGTTCATAGTTTTCAAACAGTTCTCTTATGCTGGTTGAACTCATTGTATAACGACCCGGTGTAGAAGCATCTGATGGTAATACTATAGGTGTGCCAAATACTTCGGGTCTTAATAAATGGTTGATATACTGTGTAGGCACAGCTTCTTCAATGCCCTGCACACAGATCTGGCGATGTAGATAAGCTCGGCTTTCATAAGGATCCCAATACATTAATGTGATCACAGTTCTATCATTTACTAAACCCAAGTCTAATGCAATAACACGCTGTATGTTAGGCATTTCTTTAAAGTTATAATCTGCTGTGCGATATAAAGGCCATTCAGCCAATTGGAATACAGCACCTTTACCCATTACAGGCTTACCTGCAATACGTGCTTCACGTTCGTGTGGCAAGTAGTCACGTTCTAATTGTCTGCGTGTTTCCATCAATAGGAAAGGTTCGCCCCAGGGATCATATTCTGGCACATCGGACCAGGCCACACGTATAAAGTCATATCCGGATTCTCGATTCCAAAACTTACTGACCAAGCCATTGAGGCCTTTAAGCGGTGTAAAACTACACATAACAATACCTTGTGTAGTTGCAGTTCGTGTTACTATTTCACTAAAGAAATCATCTGGTGGTTGTTCATCAAACACAGCCAAGTTTAATTTAAAACCCTGCATCTGTCGAACTTCTTGTGTATAGTTGGCAAACAGCAGATAACTTTTCTGACCCGATGTGTGACGTATTTCTACACCCATACAGTTGGCACCATCATTACGCATAGTTTCAGTTATGATAGCCGACTTAGGAATAGCACCTGTGCCTAATTGTTCTGTTATCTTGACATCCTGTGTGCCTAACAATTCATTTTGTAAAACCATTGCTACCTGGCTCCAGCCTTCGCCAGCTACCATTGCTGTAATAGGATGATTGAATTTGTGTCCAGTCCACCAGTCTGGATACAGACCTGTTAAATGCATAGCAGTTTCATAACAGGTAGAAACTGTTTTACCAATTCGGTTAGCAGCAAGAATACCTCGTCGCATACTGTTTTTGGTATCGAAAAATTGTCGTTGATGTTCAAATGGTCTGAAATAGCGTAATTGATTATAGACCATATCCTCAGATACAGCAATGGCTAATTCTCTGAAACGATCCTGTGTTTCGTGATCTAACATAGCAAGACTTTCAGGTTTAAGATCGTGTTGATCACATACCCAAGTAACAGCACGACGCATAAGAACATTAGGATCTATCATTGATCATATCCTATACAACAGATTCAAATAATCGACTAAAGGTAGTAGTGTGTGTATGTTCATACCACGCTGCTATTCTTTGATTAGATATTTTTACATAGACAGGATCTAATTCAATGCCTATATAATCATAATCCAATTCTATTGCTGCACAACCAGTTGATCCAGAACCATTAAATGGATCTGTAACTATTGAATCAAAGTGATTATCGGGAAATGTTTTGAGCACATCAATATTATTGCCCTGTAGTATCTGATAGGTCATTGTGTATTTGATATAGGTTATATAAAGCCCGACTAAGATGATCTACTGATTCATCTGTAATTGGATCTGGTTGATCCTTGCGTAGGCCCTGTTGCAAGCGTTCAGCAATTAGTCTTAATATATGTTCTATTTGACCTGGAAACTTTTGTTTAAAAGCAACACGGTGAGCAGCATTGACCTTTTGCATTATGCGTGTTTCTTCGGCACGTTGAAGTTCACGATGTTGACGTGCCGTATCAATCATTTGATCACGCGGATTTTCTCTGTCCAGGTCTATCATAAAGTAGCCAATCGAGCATCAATATGATCCCAATCCATTAGTGACCAAATGCGATCAAAATATTCTTTTTTACGCCATTGATAATCTGGATTCCAAGCGTGTTCCCACCAGTCAATTAAAAGCACTATGTCATCGCGAATCTCGTGATTATGTATAGTTTTGATTTGACCTGTTCGACTCAGATAAATCCAACCTGATCCTTCTATCTTTATAGCTTCTTCTAACATTTCTTCTTTTAACACAGATAATCGACGATAAGGTTCTATTAAGGCCTTAAACACCGGTCCGGGCTGTGTAGTATTAGCGGCAGGCGGTGTAAATTGACTGTAATAGATAGCGTGTAGGAAAGCACCTGCTTCATTGAAGCTACGATCGCCTTCATTTTTATTAAAACGATCTACATAACCACCATACAAGTGTTGGAAATGATAGATCATATTTTCTTTGCTTAACACAGGTTCTAAAGCATCTAATGCATATGGTAAACGAATCTGTTCTAATTTTCGATTGGTTGATTTGGGAAACTTCATTCTGGATCTACATCCCAAGGATTCTTTAAGCTGCCGCCTTCAATTTCTGCGAATTCACGATCAATCCAAACTTCCCAAGCTGAACTGTTATTCACACGAAACTTCTGCATTATGCCACGCAGATTACGACCCATTGGAGTCAGTGTGCCATCACGTCGAACCATTATCTGTTCGCCTGTGCGTGGATCTATCCACTTGATATATTCAGGACGTGTTCTACCATACTTGTCGATCTTTTCACCTACAGGCACAGTGTCCAGGGGTCCTATCACTTCATAACTGACCATACCATTCTTATACTTGCGGAAGATACAGCCAACTTTTTTATCTTGAGCACGGAAGTCATCATTGGGATGCGGAATAAAAGGACTGTAGAATGAGTTCTGTAATTGATCCATACTGGGCAATCCAGGATCTCTTGCAGGCACAGGTTTAAGATCCTCTTGTGGAATCATTTCTGTGCGATCTACATAAGGGTTTTCTGAACCTAAGAACTTGGGATCTATATCCAGACCATTTAACACATCCATAGCCACTTGATATTTCAAACGATTAGCACGACCTTTTAGATTCAATACTATACCTGTTTCATCATAGACAAAACGTTCTAATTCTTTGGCAGTGGGAAAGTCTGTCATCAGACCTTCAATGTCAAATTGAACTGTTTCCACGTGAGGTTGAAGTTTCGCTACAGATTTTTTTGCCACTGTAACAGAGTCTGGTTCGACTGCAGAGACATCTTCTGTCCAGGGATTGTTTGATGTTGTTTCTTTTTTCATTTCTATTCCTTTTCTATACTACTGCAGGGGACAGGACTGACTGACTGCCCCTGCATTACCGCAGATACCCTTATCCGCGTGTAATAGGTCTGCGATACTTACCGCTTAGTCTTGATCCATCCGCTGTAGGATTACGCTTAGGACCACGATTGGCATCCAATGGTTCTACACGTGGATCTACATAATCACCTGGATTACGAGCCTGCAATGCACGTATCACTTCATCTGCCAATGCTTGCTTTTCACCATCGGTCTTTGATTCTACAAATCGACGACGTTTTTCTGCATTGCCAGTATTACCCATACGAGGACCTTGATCGACATTATGACGACCTGAATCTTCTGGATTATAACTTTCTGGATTGCGTGCCATATTATTTTTTACCTTTGTGTAATCCACGTAGTGTTTCAGCTAAACGAGCACGACGACCTTCTACACCAGGTTTCTTAGCTGCTGCTGTCAATTTCTTAGCAGGAATCTTTTCACCTTTTTTAACGTGTAATTCTTCGTGTAATGCACCAGGATACTTAATAGCTTCTTGAATCCACTTGTGTGCTTCTTCGTGATGCATTGCTGCTTGTTCGTGATGCCGAGCTGCTTTCTTCATTGCTGCGTGATGACTGTGTTTTTTAGTTGCCATTTTATTTCCTTTAAGGCTGGATCACTACTGGAGTGATATAGACATTAGCAGTGCCTGCTGATGTGATGCCAGCCACATAAACTGTGTTGGCAGGATTATATACGTGGCCTTGATTTAAGCTGATATATTTTGTTTCGCCTACTGGCACTACCCAACCATTACCAGGTGTTCCTGTGGTAGCAATTGTAGCAGCAGTAGTGTTAGCATAACCAAAGTTTAAAATAGCCACATTAGGACCGGTATTATCAACCATAAAATCACCGATCTGGCCATTCCGAATTGACACGTTGGCCTGTTGGCTCGCAGTATTGGCTGCTACTAAAACAGTGCGTCCATTTACTTGGAAACTGATGCTCATTTTAGAAAGGTCCTTGTTTTACGGCCACCTGTGTTGCCTGCATTAATACGATCTGGATCAGCAGGATATTCACGCTGGGCACCACCTAAGGTAGTGTTATTTTTGGAATCTTTTGCAGTTGCAGGTGGTTGTTTTGTTCGTTCTGCAGTAGGATTACCCTGACCCCGGAAAGTCATTGCCGGTGCAGCTTGATTACCCACGCGACCACCAGATCCATAGTTGGCACGGTCTTCTGCAGCAGGATTCTTTACACCGGACGCTTTTAAGAATTGATTTTCATAGTCTGCGTGTTTTCTCGAGATACTGGATCCATCGATACCATCAAAGTAATCATTACGATCACGTTGATTGGGTTTTGCGGCAAGGCCAGATAGGGCCTTTTCATTTTCTGGTCTCAGAGCCATTTTAGTATTTTCCTTTGCACATTTTTACAGCAGGATGATGATCTTCGTGTGTCTTACGTTCTCCGTGTCCGGCACGTAATGTTTGATTCTCTGGTCCACGATAGAAGCCAGGATGAACTTCACGTTCTTTTGCTGCTACTTCACGAGGTTCACGTAGTTCTGCAACTTCGCGATCACGTTGTTTTTGAGTGTCACGCAGGTCGGGTCTTTCTTCAGATTCACCTGCACGACTCTGACGGGTTTCTTTCATTTTACTCATCGTTGTAACTTTCCTTACTCATACGACTCATACGAACAGCGGGATGAAAGTCCGGCTTCTGACCTGAACTAACTGATTGTTCATAGGCACTGCCAAGTTCTTCAATGTGACTGCTGTGATGTGGAACAGATTTTTTAGCCTCAGCTGTGTGTCGTTCGCTATAGGCAATGGCCACTGCTTGTTTTTGTGGTCGTCCAGCTGCCATTTCGGTCCGAACATTTTCACCAAAGGCTTTAGGGCTGGTAGATTTAATTAGAGGCATCTCGTTGTCCTTGTTGTTGTTTATTTAGTCGAACTATCACCAGTCAATCTGGCCACTGCTTCTATAAAGGCCTGTTGTTTAGCTTCTACTGTGTCAGCAGAATCTTTTACTTCAACTTGATTCAATGTTGCTGCCACTTTGTTTAATATGAGATTGTGATACTTGGCAGCTAATTGTCGATCCGTGTTACGTGCTTCAATAAAGTCTTCGGCCAACAATTCTACATAAGGTCTGCCATTGGCACGTGTTTGAACTGCTTGTAACAGTCCTTCTATGGTCACACGATCCACTGTGCCTTTGGGTCTGCCGGCTCCGGGTCTTGCACCACCACGGCCTGGTCCTTTTTGTGCTGGAATTTTTTCTGAATCTTTCATATACTTATTTAGTATCGAGAAAAAAAACCCACCTTTTTGGAGTGGGTTAAGGATAAGACAATTGTTTTTATTATTATAGTTATTCAAACTCGTCGTTCGTAATATTCACGCACTA